GCTCACGGAAGGGGCGTACCAAAAATCTTTGACCAGCAGCCAAATGATCGCGAAATCCCATGGGCTCACGCCGGATCAAACGCCCGCGATGACCAAAGACGGTACCGTGACAACGCTCGATAAAGTTATGTCGGGCAACTCCGCGCTCCCGCAAAAAACCGAATCGAAGTCGGGGAACGCGGCGACATCCATTCCAACCGGGAATGTCATGGTAAAACTACCGAACGGACAGCAGGGCCATGTTTCCAGCGCGAATCTCGCGCGATTCTTGAAAGACCATCCTGGCAGTTCACAGGTTCAACAATAATGCCAAACCAAGATCAAGACCCATTCTCGGCGTACGGCGGAGCGGCTCTGCCCGCGACTGCCAGCGATCCGTTTGCAAGCTACGGTGGCGCTGCGATCGCTCCACCGCCCGCGTACGTGCCACCGGCAGGCCCTGCGCATCGCGCAGCGCAGCGCAACTCGCAGGCGCAACCAGGGATCACGCCCGCCATGCGCGCGGCGGATCCAACCAATCAAGCCGTGTTGACAGGATTGAAAGCCAGCGCCGGAACTGCCGCGGCGGTCGCGGCACCTGAATTTCTGCCTGGAGAAATAGCGGCGGGAACGGCGGGAAAGTATGTCGCGAAACCAATCGCCAGCGGTTTCGGCGCCGGCGTTTCGAGTCTCGCTACCGGATCGACGCCAAAGGAAGCGCTCGAAACGGGCGCGTCTACCGCATTCGCAGGATCGCTTCTCGAGGGAATTACGACGGGCGCATCGAAGCTCCTTCAGTCGGGCATTCTCGGCGACGGCCTCGCGAATTATTTCACTCCAACCGGAAAAGGCGGCGCACTCGTTCCGAAAGACAGTTTGCGTGATTTGCAGCGCATTCACGAAGCAATTGGAATCAAGCCCAGCGATTTAAACGTGGGACTTGGCGCAACGAGCGCCGACGATGCGTGGAACTTGCCCGGGCGAAGCATTTTGAAAGCGGGAATCAAACCCGCCGATCTGGAAGGATTGACGCCGTTCGAACAAGCGGAAAAGTTAAAACCGATTTGGTCGCAGGCCGGAAAAGACGTGGCCAGCGCTGCGGACGCTGCGACCCAAAAAGGTGTTACGTTCGACGGCGCGAAGCGTTTGACGCAGGTCATTGGAAACATGCTCGATCCGGAAGGACCGAAAGCTCTCGCAATGGTGAACGACACAGCGGAACAATTGGGCATCAAGGACTGGCGCAAAATGACGCCGAACGAAGCGCTGGAATTGAAACAGACTCTTTGGGACCGATTGCCGACAAGGTTCAGAGGTCCGGTGTATGGCGCTTTGACGCAGGACATGAATAAAGCTGTGCCGGAAATGGTTCCGGCCAACCTGAAATATTCCGAACTTCGGACGGCGATGGATGCGGTCCAAAATTCCGCCGAAAAATACGTTTCACGCGCCACGCCAACAAAGTTCGATCAAATGCTCACGCTTCTCAAGCAACATCCAGTTCTGGCCGGCTCGGTTGGTCTTGGCGGCGTTCCCGCGGTTGTCGGCGGTACGGTCCAAGCCTACAAATCTCTAAAAGATTTAATCGGGAACTGAGCGATTCGTTCGTTGGCCGGCGGCAGAAGCGTCGCCGCACTTGAGAAACCGGAGGGGTTAAATGAACTTCCGTTCGCTGTTTCAAGGGGTGTTTAATCTCGCTGATGGCCAGACTGATATATCCGTCGAATGCAAAGCCCGGGCAGAATCGCTCGGGCTAATCCGGTTCCGCCCAGTGCTGCGAGAATGCATCTGGCTCTGGCTGTATCTGTTTTGGAGGACGGATGTCGTCGCTCGCGAGGGAAAGTGGTGGCCCGTTGTTGGCTCCCTTACTGACGAGGATCTGGCTATTGATCTTGCGGTGTCAAGCGCAACGGCAAGACGGTGGAGGAAACGCCTTGAAAAAGCAGGCCTGATTCGCACAGTTGAAAGGAAAAGCAGAATGCGACGAATCGAGTTTCTGAACCTAGCTGCCGATCTATCGATGGTCGCCGTCGACGATCAGGGGCAAGCAAAAAGCTTACTGGTCAACTGACAGTTCTAGTTTGGATTTTAGACGTGAGAATTGCTGGGATTCGAGAATATGACGGATGCCGAGCTCGACGCACGGCTCCAAGAACTTCAAAAGAAATATCGTGAGGGCCAACGTGACGCATGAAGAGAAAATCGAGCTCGCTTCCCGATCGCGAAGCGCATTCGATATTCGCCGTGACCGACTTATCGCAGCGGAGACGCGGCTAGGGATGAGAGAGGGCGGAAGGTTTACCGGGAGAGGACTTGCCGACCTCTTGGAACGCGCACGCCGCCACACTGACGCCGCGCGCCGCGGCGAGGACAATCGAGGGTGTTTCAGCCAGGATGAGTTCGCAGTTTTGAACTTCGGCCTTCGGAATCACCAGGAAATCGTCTAGCAGTTCCAGGCGCGACAAGGGATTGTCGGATTCGGTGTTCCGAGGCACATAAGGATCTAATGGAGATTCGCGCGTGACAACCGTTCGCAAAAGAGCCGAAAGGGAACAGATTTTTGCACGAGAGTATGTCATCGACCTCAACGGCTCCCGGGCCGCAATTGCCGCGGGATATAGCGCAAAAGGCGCCGACGTCCGCGCTGCAGAACTATTAGGAAACCGTAGGGTCAAAGAATTAATCGCGAGGCTCACAAAAGAAAAATGCGAAAAGCTGGACATCAGTGCGGAGTGGATCCTGGGCGAGCTTCGCAAGATTGCAGGCTATGACGCGGGAGCAATATTCAGCGATGACGGTTCCCTCAAACCGATCAAGCAATGGGACTCTTCGGTGCGCACAGCGCTTGTGGGACTGGATCACGAAAAGCTCTTCGGGCGTGTCGGACGTGGCAAGGCAAAGCACGTTGGCACTCTGCGGAAAATTAAGCTCGCTGACAAACTGCGTGCCCTGGAGTTGCTAGGAAAATATCGGAAGCTTTTTACTGAAAAAGTGGAAGTTACCGCGAGCGACGATTTGGCCGCCTTGATCGCGGAAGGTCGCAAGAGGGCAGCGCAACGATGACGGCGAGCGCCGCGGATTTAAACAGAGAATTGGCAATCGCGGTTTCGGAGTATTACGACGACCCGTTGGGTTTTGTGCGCTTTGCGTACCAGTGGGGCAAGCCCGGTCCCCTGCGGGATTATCCTGGGCCAGACAAATGGCAGGTCGAGTTTCTCACGGAATTGGGCGAACAGGTTCGCCAGCGCAAATTCGACGGTACGGCTCCCGTCCTGCCGATCCGATTCTCGACGGCTTCCGGTCACGGCATTGGAAAAAGCGTTCTCGTCGCATTCCTGGTCGATTGGATTATGTCCACGCGGCCGCATGCGAAGGGCACAATCACCGCGAACACGTTTCAGCAATTGAGCACGCGGACATGGGCCACAGTGCAGACATGGACTAAGCGATGCATCACGGCGCATTGGTTCACCGTCACCGGCGACAAGATGTACCACAGCTCTTTCAAGGACTCGTGGTTCTGTTCGGCGCAATCCTGCAGAGAAGAAAATTCAGAAGCATTTGCCGGCCAGCACGCCGCCAACTCCACAAGTTTTTACATCTTCGATGAGGCCTCAGCCGTCCCAGACAAAATACATGAAGTGGCCGAGGGCGGCCTCACCGATGGCGAGCCGATGTTTTTCATGTTTGGCAATGCGACGCGCTCGCAGGGAACTTTTCATCGGGTTACATTTGGGTCTGAACGGAGAAGGTGGGTCTCCCGGTCGATTGATTCGCGCGACTGTCGATTTTCGAACAAGGAATTAATTGAGCAATGGCGTGAGGACCACGGCGAGGATTCCGATTTCTTCCGCGTACGCGTTCTGGGACTTCCACCACGAGCGGACGATTCGCAATTCATCGACATGGACCGAATCAGCGGGGCTCAAAAGCGGCAAGTGCACGTTCTCGAAGATGAGCCGTTGATTGCGGGCGTGGATTTGGCCTGGGGCGGCGATGATGAGAATGTGGTTCGGTTCCGTTGCGGCAATGACGGCCGATCGATTAAACCGCTGCGGATCCCGGGCGAGCGTACGCGCGATTCAGCTGTCATGGTTGTGAAGCTGGCCGAAATGCTTGACGGAACCTATGAAGGGCGGAAAATTCACACCATGTTCATCGATAGCGCGGGAATCAGCGGAGCTGTGGGATCGAGGCTGCGACAGCTCGGCCATCGCAACATAATTGAGGTCAACTTCGGCGCGGATTCGCCAGATTCGCACTACGCCTACATGCGCGACTATATGTGGGGAAAGATGAAAGAGTGGCTGCTTGTCGGCGCGATCGACAACCATCCTGGCCTGGAAGTGGATCTGAGCGGGCCCGGCTATTCCCTCGACAAGCGCGTACGCGTGAAACTGGAAGCGAAAGAGGAGATGAAAAAGCGCGGCCTGGATTCTCCCGATGACGGCGACGCCC